GTATGCAACTTTAAACAGAACTTATAAGCCAAATACAGCAACAACAATAAGAAGGGCAAATACAAGTGCTTTAAATACAGCTATTACTACAATGAGTATCAAAATGAGATACAGAGTTTATGATACAGCAACTTTTTAAAAAAAATATTAAATAACCGAATTATCAAGTGATAATATAAATAACCAACGTTTAACTTAAAACCAAATACAATGACGTTTTTATATACCCGCACAAACACGTGGAATAGTGCACCACAACCAACAGAAGAAACCATAAAAGCATGGAAACATATTTCACAGAAGAAAAACTGGAGAATAGTTCAATTGCCAAATGGATATTTACAAACCGAATATAGAGACATTGATGATACAGAAATGTGGATAGATGTTACCAGAAGAGAAACAATAGCAGGTGCAGAGCAAGCAATAGATAGTTCTATAGCTCACTACATACAAAAGCTAGAGTTTATTCAAGGACCTAAAGTAGTTAAAACCTTTAAGTAATATTCAACAAATCATATATAATTAAATTTAATGGAAGAAATAAAGTTAGTAAAAGAACTGACCTTTGGCAATGACGCTAAAGGTCAGATACTAGCTGGCGTAGAAAAACTAACAAATGCAGTTGCATCTACGTTAGGCGCTAGTGGTAAATGTGTAATATTAGAAGACCACACAGGAAATCCTGTTATTACAAAAGATGGTGTTACAGTTGCTAATGCAATAAACTTAAGGCATCCACTAGAAAACATTGGAGCTACCTTAATAAAACAAGCTTCTCAAAGAACTGTTAAAGATGCTGGAGATGGAACAACCACAGCAACTATATTAGCAAAAGCTATATTAGACGAAGCGGATAGTCATTCTTTAGTTTGTGACAATAGGCTAATGAAAGAAGGTATAAACAAAGGTGTTGATAAGGTTGTTAAGTATTTAAACAAAATATCAAAAAAAATTAAAGGCAGTAAAATAGATCAAGTTGCTATAATATCATCTAACAATGATAAAGAAACTGGATCTTTAATTGCTAAAGCTTTTAAGATGGTAGATGAAACAGGTGTTGTTATGATGGAGGTTAATGATCAACCAACAACTACTGTAGAGCTTATTGAAGGAATTCAGTATAGTCAACCAATTAAAAGTGCTCATTTTATAACTAATAAAGATAAAGAATCTTCAGAACTAGATAATCCTTTAGTCTTAATAGTAGAATCAAGAATTGAAAATATTAGGCAAATTCAAAAAGTTTTAGAATATGTAATACAGTCTAAACAGAGTTTACTTATTGTAGCAAATGTTGATCATCAAGTGGAATCTGCGCTGGCGATGAATAAGATGAATGGTAATATAAAGGTCAACATTATAGACACACCAGTTTATGGAGTCAGCAAAAGAGACATACTAAATGATCTATGTGCTGTTACTGGTGCTACACTTATTAACGAAGACCTAGGAGATGATATGGACATGATAGATCCTTCTCACTTAGGTGAATGCCTGAGATCTGTTAGTGATAGAACTGAAACTTTAATACAAGTTAATTTATCAGAAAACAAAGCTGTTGATGGTATAATAAAGTCTATAGAAAATCAGTTAAATAATACTAGAAACCCAGGTATAGTGGCTATGCTTGAAACTAGATTAGCTAGATTAAAAGCTAAAGTTTCTATAGTTAAAGTGGGTGCTAATTCTGAAATGGAATTAAAAGAAAAAAGAGATAGAGTAGAAGATGCTATTTGCGCTACAAAAGCTGCTATTAAAGAAGGCATAGTTCCAGGAGGAGGTATAGCTTTATTAAATGCCGCACAAACACTAATACCCGATTCAATAGGTGAAGAAGTACTTTACAGTGCTATAAAGAAACCTTACGAAGTTATACTTAAGAATGCAGGTTTAGAAGTTAGTGATGTTAAAGAGTTAGAGGGATATGGTATAAATGTGGTTACAGGAAATACGGTTAATATGGTTAAAGCCGGAATTATAGATCCTCTACTAGTAACAAAAAGTGCATTAAAAAATGCAGCTTCAGTAGCTACTACTATTATGTCTACAGATTGTGTAATCAATAACGTTAGAGATGAAAGCAATAGGTAAGTATATAGTTATTGATCCCTTAAAAGAAGTGAATACTAAAACACAAGGTGGATTAATACTTGCTGAAAAGCAAAGAGAAGATATAAGATACAGAAGAGCTAAGGTTGTAGAACCTGGCTCTGATGTTAAAGTGTTAAAAAAAGGTGATGATATATATTATGATAGATCAGCCGGTTTTAATATTGAAATAAAAAACAAGCAATATAAAGTTATAAAAGAATTTGATGTTGTAGTAATAGTATAAAAAAATGAGTAGACTAAGAAAAAATAAAACAGCCACCACAGGTTTTACTATGAGAAAAGGTTCGCCTCTTGGGTTTAATGTTTTTGATAGGTTAAAGCAGAATGTGCAAAACATAAAAAATACTACGGCAAAGGCAACTACTGTAACTCAAGCTGCTAAAGATGGTGCTAACACAGATGATGAAATAGCTTCTGATACTGACTATTCTAGAGGAGAGGTTGATGCATTTTTTCAAAGAAAAAAATTAGCAGAAGAGCAAGAACAAGCTACTGCTAGAGACGAAAGACAACAAGCAGAAGACGAAGCACCAGAGCCAGAAGTAGTAAAATCTAAAGGAGAGGTTAAGCAAGATTTTAAAGATGCTAAAAGTGAATGCAAAGCTAAGCATGGCGGAAGAAAGCTTTTTGGCAATAAACCTTTACGTAAGTGTATACAGGCTGCTAGGAAAATAAAAAAAGGTGGTAAAAAGACAGCGCGTAGAACAAAGAAATGTGCTAGATTAGAAGCTAAAGGTAAAACTGGCAAAAACTACTACATGAAAAATTGCTTGTAGATGAGGAGATTAACCTCTAAAGATTTAAAAGAATTAAATTTACTAAAACATTATAGAATAATTAGAAAGTGGGCTTGTAAAATAAGTAACTTAAACGACGCGGACTTAGAGCTGCTAGTATACTTAGACGCAATAGAGCACTTCACAAAAGATGATTATAAAAAAGGTACGTACTCATATAGTTGGGACAATAGACGCTGGAACAGACTGTTAAAAGAAGAGTGGATTCAAGTGTGGCGAGAAAGAAACCGCACTACTCAAAAATACAACATATATAAAGTTTCATTTAAGTGTAAACAATTAATCAGTCGTATGTACCGTATAATGTTAGGCGAAGAAGATATGCCTACAAAAATAATAGATAAAAATAATAGATACTCATGGAAGGTTACTGCTAAAGCTATATCTTTCGTTAATAAAGATAAAAAAAGATAATATGGCTAATTTAAAGAAAACACCAAATTTTCCAACAATGGGTGAAGATAAGGTTACAGGTTTATCAGGCACAACATATAATACTGCTGATGGTGAACAATCTGTAATACCTGACCCAATAACAACAGCAAAAAAAGTAGAAAATAAAGGAATGAATGACGACGCACTAAAAATGGTTAAGAGTTACGGAGACGCTTTTCCAATGGTTCAAGAACCAAATGCAATGCAAAACCCAGCTATGCAACCACCAGTAAATAGAGCAGCAGCTGCTCCTGAACGTGGTAATTTAACTAACAATGTATTGCCAGATCAAGATGCTGCTAAAGTTTCTGCAGCTAGTATGGGTAGAGATATGAAGTTCAATGATATAGCTAGTTCTCAAGGAAAAGCTTATCCGCAGCCAGTGCCAACAACAGCTGTTCAAACTCCACAGGCACAAACATTTCCTAAAGCAGGTGGTATGGCCGCTTATGGAGATACTGCGAAAGAAGGAGAAGTAGCAAGTGGATATGCGAATCCAAAATCTATTGACAACTCAGCAAAACAAGAAGTTCTAGCTGGAGCTGGTGATGAATTAACGGGAGCTCTAGGAGATGCTGCAGGTAATATTGAAGGATTAGAAAGCGTAGGTGATAAGCTAAAAGCTAAAAGAGAATTAAAAAAAGGTAATAAAGATGCTTTAAAAGAAGCAAAGGCTCAAGAAGACCTAGCAATAGATACAGTGCCAATTAATGATTATTCTGACGACGCTCCATTTGAAGGATCGGGAATGTCTATGTATGAAGGACCTGAATTTAATGAAGGTTTAAAAGGAGCAATGGCTGGTAAAACTGGAAAGTTTGCTGATATGGTTAAAAATGCACCTGGTATGTATGAAGGACCTGAGTTTAGCATGGGAAGACCTGGTTACAAAGGTAATCCTGTAAAACAAAAAGGACCAGCTAGCTTTAAAGGTTTAGTTTCTAAATTACAAAATGAAGGTAAAAGTAAAGAAGCAGCTAATAAAATAGCTGGATCAATTGCTCAAAAGAAAATGCAAGGCGCAGGATCAGGACCAACTGAAGCTCAAAAAGCTAGATCAGGACCAGCAGCTTATAATATGTCTAAACCAGCTGAAAAAATAGAATATATAGAAAATTTTGACAAATCACCTTTAGCAGGTTATAGTGGAAAAATGAATCATGTTAATAGCAGGGTGACTAAAAGTAATGTTGGTTCGGCCAAAAGAGATGATAAAGCTCATATTGACTATTTGAAAAGAGATATTATATATGATAATAAGCACGGTGGTAGTAAAAAGAGTATGACTAATGATGAGAAGCATATATCTAAACTAGCTGGTGACATAAAGTATGATACGTATAAAAAAAGAAAATACGATAATATATAATTACTAAACAATTAAAAACAAAGTTATGCCAAGTTACGGAGTAAAACAAAAGCCAGCAGGTAAAGATATAAGTCCTAAATGCAAACCTTACGGTACAAGAGTCATGAAATCAAATGACATGACAATAATTCCCAATTTGAAAAAGATTGACGATATAAAATATAAAGGCAACCCAGCTTTACTAGCTCAAAAATAATTGGATATGGAAGACTTGAAGCTGTATTTATTTAATATATCTTCATTCACAATCGCTAGTTTAGATTGGATGGAACCGATATTAGAGATAATATTATTAATAATGACCATTGGCTATACGGCTCATAAGTGGTATAAAATAAAAAACAAATGAGTGTTTTAAGCAAACATATGACACCCTTAGGTTTTAAATTCCATGGCGACAACGGGCCTGGTGATAAAATTAAAGAAAAGCTTGAAAAGGCTAAAGCAGCTTTACAAGCTAAAAAAGACCAGGTTAAATCCAATAAAGAGAAAAAAAATGAACCTAAGGTTTTTGGAACTAATATGACTCAATCTGAGTTCGATGCTAGAAATAAAAAAGCGGCTGAAGGTTTTGTTAAAAAAGAATCGAAACAATGAGACTAGTAAAAGAAATTATAATACATTGCTCTGCTACTAGAGAAGAACAACAAGTTTCAGTTGACACTATTAGAGACTGGCATTTAGCCAAAGGTTGGAACGATATAGGTTATCATTTTTATATTGATTTAGACGGAACTATAAACAAAGGTCGTGATATCGATAAAATAGGTGCTCATTGTAAAGGGCATAATCGTAATTCTATAGGAATTTGTTATTGTGGCGGCGTAGAGAGTGATGGTAAGACACCAAAGGACACTAGAACAGAAGTACAAAAAGAAAGTCTGTTACACGTCCTTAAAACATTAAAGGCGATGTATCAAGATGCTATTATTTATTCACACAACGAGTTCGCTAACAAAGCGTGCCCGTCATTTGATGCAACAGGAGAGTATGAAAATATCTGAAAACACAGAATTTAAAATTGATATAAAAACAGTAATAGCTATAATAATGTTAACATCAACTTTTGTTGGTATGTATTATTCATTGCAAGATGACATAGCTGAAGCTAGAAACTTACCACCTATTGAAGTTAAGAGATTAGAATATGATTTAAAAGAACAATGGAATCATGCTAATATAGAAGATCTAAAAGAAAGAGTAGATATGATGGAGCAGATGAATAGTATACTATCTGAAGAAATAAAAGTATTATCCACGCTAGTTAAAGATGGTACAAAAACAGATGGTAAACTAGATGAGCTTGCAAAACAATTAAATCTTTTAAAATCTAAAAAACGTGGCAGATAAAGTAGATAAAAAAACAATGGCTTGTAATAAGCCTCGTAGAACACCTACTCATAGAACCAAGTCTCACATAGTGAAAGCTTGTGAAAATGGTAAAGAGAAAATTATTAGATTTGGCCAACAAGGTGCTTCAACAGCTGGTGAACCAAAAGACGGTGAATCAAAAAAAATGAAAGCCAAAAGAAAAAGTTTTAAAGATAGGCATGGTAAGAATATAGCTAAAGGCAAAATGTCTGCAGCCTATTGGGCAGACAAAGTAAAATGGTAAAATATGAAAACAGTTGGATTAGGCGATATGGTAGAAAGATTCACTAAAGCCACAGGTATAAAAAAATTAGCAGACAAAATCCCTGGAGGATGTGGTTGCGAAAGTAGAAAAAAAGTATTAAACGGAATTAGAGTTCCAAAAATAATGTAAAGATATGAGTTTTAAATTAAAGCCTTCTTATGATATAAGTCCAATATCGGTGTATCAAGTCCCTTTTACTCCTGACAATATACCAAACGATAATGGTTTAGTTGCTAAAGCAAATGACAATAGCACTATTATAATAGATAAGAATATAAAAAAAGGAAGCCCATTAGAGAAAAATGCATTAGCTCATGAAGGTCATCACATAAAAGATATGCAAGACAATAAACTAGCATATGATAGTGAAAATGTTTATGAAGACTTATCAGGTGGTGGACCTAAGGCTCATAGCAGAAAAAACTTTACAGAAAGTGATAGAAGTTTACCGTGGGAGAAAGATGCTTACAAAGCTGGTGACGAAGGTAAACAGGAAGATTTAAGACCTAATCCAGAAAAGTTAGATGGACCTCCGGACATGCAGCCTGAAACTCCAATAGCTTTTAAAGTTATGGGATCAAGACACAAAGCAGGGAGAGCTGCTGATAATGAGAAAGTTTCTGCAGAAGAAAACTTTGCAATGTATAGTCCTTTAAAGAAATGGGGAGGACCATCTGTTTTTGAAGGAGGACCAGGAGATGATCCAAAAAAAGAATTAAAAAAACAAGCAGAAGAAAACGCTAAAGCTGAATTAGAAAAACTAGAATATCAAAAGGAGGTATTAAAAGATGGTAATACTAGATTTTATAAATCTGCTTCTGCATCTGCTAGTGGTACTGATAATGTAGTAGTAGGTTCTAAAGCTAAATTAGGTCAAAAACAAGCTACTGATGGAAATGCTTATATTCAAAAATTATTAAACCAAGGCAAAACAAGAGAAGAAGTTATGGAAGGAAGTTTAGTTAGTAGTTCCTTTTATAATTTATTTCCATCTAGTAAAGAGACCGCAACAGTTAGTGATGAATATATAGAAAAGAAAAAAATTACACCAAATATTACAATAACAACTAGTGGTGGTGATGGCGGTGGTTCTGGTGGTTCTGGTGGAAGTGGAAAGCGTAATAAAGGAGGTTTTAAAAGAAAAGTAAAAAGAGCAATTCAAAACGCTAAAGCAACATGCAAACAAGGTTTCTTTAAAAAAGGTGGTAAATGTAGAAGAAAAACTGAAGGCAAGAGAAGTAAGATTACTAAATTTAAAAAGAATAGATAATAATATGTCAAAGAAAACGTTTAAAGAAACTAATATAGGTATATTCTTAAAGTCTAAAGCACCTAAGCTATTAAAAACATTAGGCAGCTTCTTACCTGATAAAGGTGGTTTAGGAATAGTAAAAAATATTATAGCAAGTGATAATAGTATTAAGCCAATAGACAAAGATATGGCTATGAAACTACTAGAGCAAGATATAGCTGAAATGAAAGAGGTTTCTAGCCGCTGGAAGAACGATATGAAAAGTGACTCGTGGCTTTCTAAAAACACTCGTCCATTAGCTTTGATATTCTTAACTTTCGCCTCTACACTTATAATGTGTATAGATTCTTTTCATTTACAATTTGAAGTAGATACAGCTTGGATAGAACTTTTAAAAACACTATTAATAACAGTTTACGTAGCATACTTCGGTAGTCGGGGTGCTGAAAAAATAACAAAAATAAAAAAATAAAAATGAACGGTTTACAAGGAAATACAATGGCTGAACCAAGAGTATTTGGTCATGATGCAAAAGCTTTAACGGCTGGAACAGGTGCAATAGCAAATACATCAGACAGAGGTGTTGTGATATACAATGGCAGTGAAGAAAAACAAGACGTTACAATAGTAACTGAGGGTGGTAATACAGTTGTGTTTAAAAGCGTGCAGCCAGGAACAGTAGTAGGAGATAAAACACCTATGCTAGCTACCAAATTACTTGTAGGGGTTGACTGTGTAGCTATATACTAAAAACAAAAACAATTAAATTAAATGAATAAAAATAAAAAAGGTAATTTAACAGAAGAAGAATTTACTTCTGTTAAACAACAGCAACAAAAATCAAATACTATAGTACAAGAAATAGGTGCTATCGAAACTAGAAAGCATGCATTACTTCATGAGATAGCTGCTTTAAATGAAGATATAGGAGAATACAAAAATGTATTAGAGAAAAAATATGGCAGTATAACTATAAGTCTTGAAGATGGTTCATGGGAAAGAATAAAAGAAAATGTCCAAAATAAGAAAGATTAGCATAGGGTCAGACTATAAAAACGAAGCCATGCATTACTCTCTAGGTCAAGAGGTATATGGTGGTCATATTATTGATAATATAATTTACGAAGAGAAGGATCAGTCTTACAATATTTTTATAACTAAAAATAATGAAATACTACCTTGGAAAAAATTTAATCATAATATGTCTGTTTCTATTGAATATGATTTAAAATATTAAGTGAATAGCTTATATAATTTTATTGTTAAACCTTTTAATGAAAGGTATGACAATATAAAAAAAATAGGAGATGATTCTCTTATTATAAATACCAGTATAGAAAACCACGTGTTTGTGAGTAAGAAGGCAGTTGTTTGCGCGATACCAGCTGCTTTCTCAACTCTCATAAATGTAGGAGATGAAGTTTATATACATCATAATGTTTTTAGAAGGTGGTATGATCAAAAGCAAAACCAAAGAAATAGCAGTAGCTTTTTTAAAGAAGATATGTATTTTGTTAGCCCTGATCAAATATATATGTACAATAATAAATCTCATTTAGATTATTGTTTTATTAAACCTATTTTAAATAAAGACTATTTAAAGAACAGAAAAGAGCAACCAAATATTGGTGTAGTTAAATATACTAATAACAAATTAAAGACTCTAGGAATAAGCCCTGGAGATCTTATTACGTTTACCCCAAACTCTGAATTTGAGTTTATAATAGAAGGTGAACGACTTTATTGTATGAAATCAAATGATATAGCTTTAGTAAATGAATACGAAGGAAACGAAAAAGAAAATAATCCAAGCTGGGCACAAAGCCATTGAAGAACTAATTAAAGTAGCAAAAGAAAAGATTGTAGACTCAGACGACGATGTAAGCGCTGACAGATTAAAAAATGCTGCTGCAACAAAAAAATTAGCTATAATGGATGCCTTTGAGATTTTAACTCGTATACAGTTAGAAGAAGATATTTTAAATGAAAAAACTAAAGAGGTTAAAGTAAAAAAAGCTTTTAAAGGTTTTGCAGAGGGGAGAAGCAAATGAGCTACAGCCAAACACTCTGGAAAGAAATAAAAGATGTTGTAAATCCTAAGATATTAAAAAAACAAAATCGTTTTAAAAAATGGGATTATGGATACAATGTTGAATATGATTTTATAGTAATAAGTAAAACTGGGCAAATTGGACAAATTATTGAAATACAGAATCTCAGGATTGCTTTACCAGCAGAACATGAACCGTTTAAACGAAGCAAAATTAAAGCGGAACAGTATTGGGAAAAACAAGAGTATCCAAAAGAACTAAAAAGAATTAAAAGTAGGTTTGACTGGGAGGAATACCCATCAGATTTTAAAGAAAAATGGTATGATTATATCGACGATGAATTCAAAAGAAGAGAACAAGGTTTTTGGTTTTATAGCGAAGGCCTGCCTGTTTATATTACTGGTTCACATTACATGTATTTGCAATGGTCAAAGATTGACATTGGAGCACCAGACTACAGACAAGCAAATAGACTATTCTTTATATTTTGGGAAGCATGTAAGGCAGATCACAGATGTTACGGGATGTGCTACCTTAAAAACAGAAGGTCTGGATTTTCATTTATGTCGTCAGCAGAGCTTGTTAATCAAGCGACGATATCCAGTGACTCCAGATTCGGTATATTATCTAAATCTGGATCAGATGCTAAAAAAATGTTTACAGATAAAGTCGTGCCAATATCCGTTAACTATCCGTTTTTCTTCAAGCCGATCCAAGACGGTATGGATCGTCCTAAGACAGAACTGGCGTATAGGGTTCCGGCTTCAAAACTTACTAGAAGAAAGCTTGAGAGTAATGAGCAACTAAAAGAACTTGACGGGCTTGATACAACTATTGACTGGAAAAATACAGGTGACAACTCTTACGATGGTGAAAAGTTAAAAATATTAGCTCACGATGAAAGTGGTAAATGGGAAAGACCTGATAATATATTAAATAACTGGAGGGTTACAAAAACTACATTAAGACTAGGGAGTAGAGTTATAGGAAAATGTATGATGGGTAGTACCTCAAATGCTTTAAACAAAGGTGGAGAAAACTTTAAAAAACTATACGGAAATTCAAACGTTGAAAAAAGAAATAAAAATGGACAAACAGCTTCTGGACTCTATTCTTTATTCATCCCTATGGAATGGAACTACGAAGGATTCATGGATTCTTACGGATCACCTATATTCACTGCGCCAGCAGATCCAGTTGTCGGAATTGATGGTTCTACGATTACAGTTGGAGTCATCGAGCATTGGGAAAACGAAGTTGAAGGATTAAGAGGAGATCAAGACGCTTTAAATGAATATTACAGACAGTTTCCAAGAACTACAAAACACGCTTTTAGAGACGAAACAAAAGATAGCTTATTTAATTTAACAAGAATATACGAGCAAATAGATTACAATGAAGATCTAGTTAATAGACACTCTGTTAGTACTGGCAACTTTTCTTGGTTACACGGTATTAAAGATACTCAAGTAACTTTTATGCCAAGTCAAAATGGAAGATTTTCATTATCTTGGGTTCCACCTAATAATTTGCAAAATCAAGTGATTATAAAGAATGGAACTAAATACCCAGGCAATGAACACATAGGCGCTTTTGGATGTGATAGTTATGATATATCAGGAACAGTTGATGGAAAAGGTTCTAAAGGTGCATTACATGGGTTAACAAAGTTTAGTATGGAAGATGCTCCATCTAATCAGTTTTTTTTAGAATACATAGCGAGACCTGATACAGCTGAAATATTTTTTGAAGATGTGCTCATGGCTTGTGTGTTTTATGGAATGCCAATACTTGCTGAAAACAATAAACCTAGATTACTTTATTATTTTAAACGTAGAGGTTATAGAGGTTTTAGTATAAACAGACCTGATAAATTATATAACAAGTTGTCGGTAACTGAAAAAGAAATTGGAGGAATACCTAACTCTAGTGAAGATATTAAGCAAGCTCACGCGGCTGCAATAGAATATTATATAGAAAATCATGTAGGAAGACTAAATGATGATTACGGTAATATGTATTTTCAAAAAACTTTAGATGACTGGGCTAAATTCAACATAAATAATAGAACAAAACATGATGCTTCTATTAGTTCTGGTTTAGCTATAATGGCTTGTAATAAAAACAAATATAGACCTGTAGCTGATAAAATTATAGATAAAATTAGTTTAGACATACGTAGATATAACAATGAAGGATCTACTTCACAAATAATATAGTGCATGAAAAAAATTTCAAATACATATAGCTCTTTCCCTGATCAGGTAGTATCTGATGAAATAAAAAAAAGTATAGAATACGGAGAACAAGTTGGTCAAGCTATTGAGGGTGATTGGTTTAGTGGTACTAGATCTGGTGTTGAGAATAGATTTAATACACAGTACAATAACTTTAGGATGCGTAGGCTTTATTCAAGAGCCGAACAACCAGTTCAAAAATATAAAGATGAAATGGCTATTAACGGTGATTTATCTTATTTAAATTTAGACTGGAAGCCAGTGCCTATTATACCTAAATTTGTAGATATAGTTGTAAATGGTATGGATGACAAGGTTTACGATGTAAAAGCCTCTGCTCAAGATCCAGAGTCAAGAAGACAAAGATCCCAATATGCTCAAGATATATTGGCAGACATGGAGACAAAAGAGTTTCTTCAAGAGTTAGATACTGCTGTAGGTATAAACTTATTTAACACAGCTGATCCAGAACAGTTACCTGAAAATCAAGAAGAATTAGATATGCATATGCAACTAAGCTACAAGCAAGCTGCAGAGATATCTTGTGAAGAAGTTATAAGCAACACACTAGCTTATAATAAATATAATCTAGTAAAAAGAAGAGTGTTAGAAGATTTAGTTGTTTTAGGTTTAGGTATAACTAAAACAAGCTGGAACAAAGCTGAAGGAGTAAAAGTTGATTACGTTGATCCAACAAGAGTTGTTCATTCATATAGCGATGACCCAAATTTCCAAGACTTATGGTATGTTGGAGAGGTTAAAGCAATATCTTTAGCTGAAGCTAAAAAAGAATTTCCTAATCTAAATAATGAAGAATTAGAAAGGCTAGAACAATACCAAGGTAATAGTAGTTTTTTATATAACTGGAACGGCAGAAGAGATGGTAATGCTATTTATATATTGTATTTTGAATACAAGACTTATAGTGAGCAAGTGTTTAAAATTAAAAAAACATCTACAGGATTAGAAAAAGCATTAGAAAAACCTGATACATTTAATCCAGAAGCTAATGATAATTTTGATAGAGTTAGTAGATCTATAGAAGTGTTATATACTGGAGCTAAAGTTTTAGGGTATGATATGATGCTTGAGTGGAAGATGTCTGAGAATATGACTAGGCCTAAATCTAATTTAGTTAAAGTTAATATGAATTATAATCTATGTGCTCCAAAGATTTACCAAGGTAGAGTAGAATCTTTAGTAAGCAGAATGATGGGTTTTGCAGATATGATTCAATTAACACACTTAAAGATACAACAAGTAATATCTAAAATAATACCAGATGGTGTTTACTTAGATGTGGATGGTTTAGCAGAGGTAGATTTGGGTAATGGTACTAACTATAACGCTAAGGAAGCTTTAAACATGTATTTTCAAACAGGTAGTATACTTGGTAGATCAATGACTACAGAGGGTGAAATGAATGGTGGTAGAATACCTATACAAGAACTAAGTACAAATGATGGAGGTAGTAAAATACAATCTTTAATATCTACATACCAGTATTACTTGCAGATGATTAGAGACGTAACAGGTCTTAACGAAGCTAGAGATGGTAGTCAGCCAGATTCTAGATCTTTAGTAGGTTTACAAAAACTAGCTGCAGCAAGTTCTAATACAGCAACAAAGCATATATTACAAGCTATGTTATATATAACTGAAAAGACTTGTGAAAATATAGTGTTAAGAACTTCTGACTCTATTGAGTTTGCTTTAACGAATGAAGCATTAAAAAATAGTATATCAACTTGGAACGTAGGTCAATTAAGTGATATGAAAAATATTCATTTAGCTGACTTTGGTATTTATTTTAGCATAGTTCCTGATGACGTTGAAAAAGAACAATTAGAAGCTAATATACAGCAGGCATTATCTAGTGGAAGTATAAACCTGGAAGATGCAATAGATATTAGACAAATAAACAATTTAAAATTAGCTAATCAAACAATTAAGCTTAAACGTAAAAAAGCTGCAGAGGCCGCGCAGAAGGCTAACTTAGAAAATATAGAAGCTCAAGGAGCTGCTAACGCAGCCGCTAGTGAAGCATCAGCAATGGCAGAAGTTCAAAAGAAACAAGCTATAGCTGACACTCAATTAAAAGTTGAACAAGCTAAATCTGGCTACGAAATAGAAAGAATAAGAGTTGAGGCACAAGTTAAAAAAGACTTAATGGAGCTAGAGTTTAATTACAATATGCAACTAGGTCAACAAAAAGTTAATACTGTTGCAAGCAGAGAAAAAGAAATAGAAGAAAGAAAAGATAAAAGAACTAGAATAGTAGGTACTCAACAGAGTATGATAGCTAATCAAAAGCAAAGAGAATTAGATCCTATTGATTTTGAAGATCAAGGTTCTATAGAGGATTTACAAGATCCGTTAGAAGGTATATTATCTTAAAGATAGTATATATTATTAATTATTATATTATATTATATTATGTCAGAAGAAGTAAAACAAGAAGGCTCCTTTAAAGTTTCAAAAAGAAAATCACAAGGTAAAGCTAAAAATTTAGGTAAAATAGATAACATAACTAAAGTTGATTTAAACGCAGAGAAAAAACAAATTGAAGCAGATAAAGCACCTACAAAAGTTACAGTGCCTAGTACAGATTCTAAAGTAGAAGAAAAAAAAGAAGAAGTAAAAAAAGAAGAAGTAAAAGTTGAAAACACTTTAGAAGAGGTTATTGAAAAGAAGGAAGAAATTAAAGAGGTAGTTGAAGAAGAAGTAGAAGTAATAAAAGAAAAGTCTGTTGAAAAACTAGTTAATGAAACTAAAGAAGCTATAAGAGATGAAAAGGTTTTAGGTAAACCTTTGCCAGAAAATATAGAAAAATTAGTGTCATTCATGGATGAGACAGGTGGAACTGTAGAAGATTACGTAGCTTTAAACAAACCATACCATGAGTATAATGACGACGACGTTATTAAAGAATACTATAAAAAAACTAGACCGCATCTTAATGATGAAGAAGTTAGATTCATAATGGAAGATAATTTTAGTTATGATGAAGAAGCGGACGAAGAGAGATTTGTGCGTAAGCAAAAGTTAGCGCATAAAGAAGAAGTTGCAAAAGCCAAGAACTTTTTGGAGCAAATGAAAGGTAAATACTATGATGAAATCAAGTTGAGGCCATCTGTTACTAATGAGCAGAAGAAAGCTATGGACTTTTTCCAACGATACAACAAAGAGCAATCAACTATAGCAGATAAGCGTAGTGAGTTTATTAATAAAACTAGAAACTATTTCCAAGACGAGTTTGAAGGTTTCAATTTCGACGTAGGAGAAAAAAAGTTTAAGTACAAATTATCAAACAATAATGATATAATTGAAGGTCAAACAGACGTCGGTAAGTTTATTAATAAATTTATGGATAAAGACGGTTCTATTAGTGATCTACAAGGTTATCATAAAGCTATATACACTGCTAAAAATTCAGATAGAATTGCACAACATTTTTATGAGCAAGGGAAAGCCGATGCTACTAAAGAAATTATTGCAAAATCTAAGAACATAACTACAGATAGTAGACCCGTTAATACTAGTGAGTCTACTACAGGTAATTGGAAAGCTAGATCTCTATCTACTGTTGATGAAACTAAGTTGAAAATCAAAAGAAAAAACATAAACAAATAAAAAAAACAAGATGAGTTTAATACCCGGTGGGAGTTTTCCCGCATCAATTATACCCATGCCAACACAAGTAGCTGTTCAAGGAAACTATATTAATTTCCAAGATACAGGTGCTGCTGGTGGTGTTGCGAATTTTTCGCAATGGGCACAACAATATCTACCTGAGCTTTATGAGCAAGAAGTAGAAAGATACGGAAATAGGACTTTGTCCGGTTTCTTGAGAATGGTCGGAGCTGAAATGCCTATGACTTCTGATCAAGTAGTTTGGACAGAACAAAATAGATTACATATTGCTTATGACAACGTAGCTATTACTACAAATGCAGCTGGTTTTCCACTTCTTGATATAGTAATTACTCCAGGAGTAACTACACCAGTGCAGGCATCTTCAGGTGTAAGAGTTGGTAATACTCTTGTATTAACTGACAACGTTACTGGTTTAGTAAGTTTAAAATGTCTAGTTGTTGGAAGTAATGCAACTGGATTTACTTTAACTGCTCAATGTTATGATGCCGCTAATCAAGCTGCTATAACTGGAGCTGGTACTGTTTCTAGTCTATTTGTATACGGATCTGAATTTCCAAAAGGAAGTAATGGAATGCAAGGCGCTATTGAGCCAGGTGTTACTACTTTTAATAATTCTCCAATTATCCTTAAAGATAATTATGAATTAAGTGGTTCTGATTCTGCACAAATTGGATGGATCGAAGTCGCTACTGAAGACGGAACTTCTGGATACTTATGGTATTTAAAAGCTGAGTCTGAAACTAGATTAAGATTTGAAGATTATATGGAAATGGCAATGGTAGAAGGAGAATTAATGTCTACAGCCGCTACTGCTTTTGGTGCTAGTTTTACCCCAGGTGGAGCTGCTCAAAACATTAAAGGTTCTGAAGGATTATTTGCTGCTATCGAACAAAGAGGTAATGTATACCAAGGTTTTGCTGGAGCTGCTGCTCCTGGATCTGGTGCACTTGCTGATTTTGATGCTATTCTTAAAAACTTAGATAAGCAAGGTGCAATTGAAGAAAATATGTTATTCTTATCAAGGTCTACGGCTCTTGATTTTGATGATATGTTAGCTGCTACTAATGGTGGTTATGCTTCAACTCAATCTGCTTCTTACGGTTTATTTGATAATGAATCAGAAATGGCATTAAACTTTGGATTTTCAGGATTCAGAAGAGGTTCTTATGACTTCTACAAGACTGACTGGAAATACTTAAACGATGCTACTACAAGAGGAATGTCTAGAGAGATAGATGGTGTTATGATACCAGCTGGAACTTCTACAGTATATGATCAAATGTTAGGATCAAATATTAGAAGACCTTTCTTACATGTTAGGTATAGAGCTTCTGAAACTGAAGATAGAAGATTCAAAGCATGGATCACTGGATCTGTTGGTGGTGCTTACACTACTGATTTAGATACAATGAGAGTAAACTTTTTATCTGAAAGATGTTTAGTAACTCAAGCTGCAAACAACTTTGTATTATTCAAAGGAGCTTAATTAATTATTAACATTTTAAAAGATAAATTATGAGTATGTATATAAAAGGATTAAAAGTAGCTTCTACGGCAGCAGTGCCTCAAGAATCTTACGATTTAATCAACGTTGATGGAGTGAATAAAATCACTTTTGGTGGAACAGTGGGAAATGCCCACACACTAATTTTACATTATGATGGCTTAACACTATCTGATGGTGCTGGAACTACATTGTCTGAACAGACTTTAGAGATCCTTCTACCTAATACTAATGTAACTACTGCAGCAAATATAAGTTTTGGTTTTTATGATGCTATGTCGCAAGCGATACAGTCACCAGGAAGCCTTCCTTATTTATTTGGCCCAGACATTAATGGAGTATTTGGAGCTAGTGCTTTAATAACTTCATCTACAGCGTCTTACGGGACAATATCGTAAACAACAATAATAAGATCCCGCTTATGCGGGGTCTTTTTTAATTATTATATTATATTATATTATGGAAACAAAAGAAAATAAAACTACAGCTAAAGCTGTAAAAACTCCTGAAGTAAAAAAAGATACTTGGGAATACAAAATAAGAAATTATTATCTGTTAGGCGAGAAAGAGCCATTAACATATACTATACCTTCTAGACACTCTCAAAGATATCCACTAGTCTGGTTCGACAAAGACTTAGGTTATGAAAGAGAATTAAGATACGCTACAAATCAAAAAAGTGTTTTTGTAGACGAGCAAGAAGGTCAAGTAACTATGAAGCATATTATATTTAGAGATGGCTTGCTTATAGTACCTGCAGAAAAAAGAAACTTACAAGAGTTTTTAGAAAAACACCCACACAACGGTTTAATATTTGGAATGTACGATTCTGTTATTGAAGCAGAAGATGAGTTTGAAGAAATAGAAACTGAAATAGCAGCTTTAAATATGGCTTATGAAATGGATATAGATCAAGCAGAAGCTATAATAAGAGTTGAAATGGGATCAGATGTTACTAAGTTGAGTTCTAAGGAGCTTAAAAGAGATTTATTATTATTTGCTAAAAGACAACCAGATCTATTCTTAGACTTGGCTGAAGATGATAATATCATACTAAGAAACTTTGCTATAAAAGCAACTGAAGAAAAAATAATAGGCTTAAGTGATGATAATAGAACTTTCCTATGGAAAAGTAATGGACGTAAATTAATGAATGTTCCTTTTGACGAAAACCCTTACTCAGCAATGGCTGCTTGGTTTAAGACAGATGAAGGACTTGAAGTTTATAGATCTATAGAGAAAAAGTTCAAATAACAAGTGATTATAAATAAGGGTGGTTTTATCGCCACCCTTTTTTTTTAAATATAAAACATGGCATTACCCGGAACAATAGACGTAAACGAAGTATATACAACTGTATTAGCTATATTAAACAAAGAGCAAAGAGGTTATTTAACACCTTATGAATTTAATAAATTAGCTACGCAAGTTCAATTAGAAGTTTTTGAAAAATACTTTGAAGACCTAAATCAACAGCTAAGATCTCCTCAAAACTCTAGTGAGTATGCTGATAGGGTAAAAACTATAGAAGAAAAAATAGATAGTTTTAGAGTAACTAGACCTATACTTGTTGCGGCTGACGCCACTGCGCCTACATTTGCAGTAGCTGATATGTCTTCATTAACCGACCCAGGTATACCGCATAGATTTGGAGAATTAGAATTTCATGAACAAGGCTTGGCAGGAGTTAATTTACCTGTTGTAGTTGAAAAAGTAACTAAATCAGAGCTTTTAACAGCTAGAAGATCAAGACTTACAACGCCAACTTCAAAGTTTCCCATGTGTTTTATAGAAGGAACTAAAATATTTATACTACCTAAAATAGTAAGTAGAGTGGCTACCGCATCGATAGGCGCAATAACATATAGTTTAGATTACGTTCAAAAACCAACAAATGTAGTTTGGGATTTTACATTAGGTAATTTAGGTCAATATGTATTTAATCCAACAACAACTGCAGGTTCATTATCAACTGATTTCACTATATCAAGTTTAGATGAGTCTGAAGTTATATTAAAAATACTAGCATATGCTGGTGTAGTTATTAGAGATTCTGAAATAACTCAGATAGCATCTCAAGGTGCTGCACAAATAGATAATCAACAACAACAATAAGATATGACTAATACAGTAGCTACAATACCTTTACAAGAGAACGATGCACAATACTACGCTGGTCAATTAAAGATACCTGGTAACGGAACTAATATCTATAGTTTCCCTACTTTTAATACTACATTAGTAAGTAGTTATACTGGAGGTGGTCAACAGATTAGTAATGATGGTAATTTTTCGTTACACATCTTACCTACATCTACTACACTTCCCTCTGCAGCTAATAAAATTCCGGCGAATCTTGTTTATGTTACAGATCCTATTAGTAATACTATTAATAGCGGCAGTGTAGTTCCTGTTAATAATTTTTTATTTATACAATTATCAAACCCAGCAATAGGAGATAATTACGGAAGCTACGGTTACTTATCATTAAATGATATTATAGATAATTTTTTAGTAGCCTATGTAGGTCAAGATAAAATATTGCAAAGAGTTAAAAGAACTGACGTTTTATTTTATGCTAGAAGAGCTATGCAAGAATTATCTTATGATACGTTACCTTCTGCAAAATCTATTGAAACCACTATACCTACATCCTTAGTGTCGCCACTGCCTCAAGACTATGTTAATTATGTTAGATTATCTTGGTCAGACGGTGCAGGTGTTTTACATACTATATATCCTTTAAATGGATTAAGTGGTAACCCAATAGAACTACCTATAGAAGGTCTTAACGGTGTTCCTACTCAAGATTCTTTTGATTCAAACTTACAAGCTGCACAATCAATAATAGAGCAAAATTGGAAATCAGCTAATCAGTCTAATTTAAATGGTCAATTTAATCCTACATCAGCACAAGCAAACGTCTATGATCAAGTGTGGTGGAAACAAGCTTATGGACAAAGATATGGTTTAGAACCTGAATTGTCACAAGTAAATGGCTACTTTAGCATTAACGAAAGATTAGGTACTTTTAATTTCTCTGGTAACTTATCTGGTAGGTTAATAATGATAGACTACATATCAGATGGTTTAGCTTATGATTTAGATTCGTTAGTACCTAAAATGATAGAAGACGCTATGTATTCTAAGATAATGTCTACCTTAATATTACCAAGAAGAGATGTAGACCCAGGAGTAAAACAATTTTATAAAAGAGATGCTTACGTTAAAATTCGTAATGCAAAAATAAGATTATCTAATTTAAAACTTGATGAGATAGTTCAAGTATTTAGAGGTCAATCTAAATGGATTAAACACTAATTAAATGCAAGATAGGTTTCAACACACTTTCACTAAATCTAAAATGAATAAAGATTTAGATGCTAGATTAATTGCCCCTGATGAATATAGAGATGGGATAAATATATCTGTTTCTAGGGCTGAAGCTGACGATGTTGGAGCTTTAGAGAATATACTAGGTAATAGTTTATTTACTCAATTAAATTCTAGCTCTCCTTTTTTAATGCAAACTATAGGTTGGTATTTTAATCCCGATAATGACAAGGTTTATATATTTGACACTAACTTTCAAGATAGTACAGGTGATCAAATATCTAACTTTGCCTCAGTTAATTCTACATGTAGAATACTAGTAGGTGATATTAAAGCTCAAACAATACAAACAATAGTTAATGGTAGGTTTTTAAACTTCTCATGGAATAGTCCAATACTTGATATAGTAATATTAGAAGATCTAATGTTTTGGACTGACGACAGAAATCAGCCAAGAGTAATAAACATAAACACAGCTGAAGCTGATAATACTTATTACTATAATGAAGATCATATTTCTGTAGTTAAATACTATCCACATAAACCTATAAGTTTGTCAAACGAATACAAAGCGCCATCAGCTGCTTTTGTTTCTAAGAGTTTCATGGACACTAATAGTAATGCTAATTGGCAAAGTTATTATTCTCATTTTGTTTTAGATACTGCAACTAGTGATCCAGCTTTAATAACTGCTTTAACAAATAACATAGGAATGCAGGGTTATATAAAAGGAACTGACAATACTTTGTGGGAGTTTAAAGTTGCTTATGTTATGGTAGATCCTAATAATGCTTCAGGTACTCCAATGCAGATAACTAGTGGCGGAACCGTATTTTCACCTCTTACTTTAGTTTTTATAGATAGAGAATTATCAACAGCTATTCCCACATCAGAAACTCCAGCTTTTCAAGATTATAATTTAACTTTCATACAAGGAACATCTTTAGATGTTAGTTCACCTTGGCTAAGAGAAGATCAAGTTAAGCTAACTATAAGAAACTTTGACGCACCTAATAGTATGGTTAGATATAGTGACATAAATCCTGGTACTTATATGGCTGCACAATCTCTTTATGCTTTTGGAACTAGAGGACCTTACCAGTATTATAAAGGCGCTACAGGCGGTGCAATAGTTCCGCCATTTCAATTACCTAATCACTTTCCAGAAAATCAAGGCTCTGCGGCAACGGGACTATGCAGAGTAACCCACCCAAAACTTAATCCTCAAAAATACTATTGTATAAGCTACGTAACAGATCCAACAGTAACTAACGGTCATGGGTTTCAAATATCTGAACTAACTAATATTATCAATGGGCAATTAATTCTTCAAGCAAACCCTTCAGATCTTTTATCAACAGGTGATGTATTAACAATACACTGGCCCAACAAAGACTATAAATATACATTCCCTGGAGATCCTACTTTTTTAGAAGATAAATTTGTAAGATTTGCATATAGGTTTAAGTATGATGATGGACAATACTCTTTGATATCTCCATATACACAAAGTATTTTTGTACCAAAACAAAAAGGTTATTTTTTAAAAAAAGTAGGTAGACAAAAATCTACAGGTTCAAGTCTAAATAATTATGTACCAGAAGAAAATACAGCTGGTCAAACTACTATAACAGATTTTATGAAGAACGAGATTACTCAAGTTAATCTTAACATAAATTGTGAATATACTATAAATGAATTAGCTAATGCGCTTAAAGTTTCTGAAATAGATATAATATATAAAGAATCTGATAGCACTACTTTAAAGATAATAGATAGTATAGAAATAACGGATCTTTCAGTAACGTCAAACACGACTAAAACTTATTCTTATACATATCAATCAAAGAAACCTATAAAAACATTAAGATCTGATGAGATAACTAGAGTGTATGATGTTGCACCTGTAAGAGCAAAAACATTATCTTCAGCTGGTAATAGAATAATATATGGTAACTATTACGATAGACACACTTCTCCATCTGGACTAAGTTTCTTTGCTGCTGCTAATTCAAAACTAACACCTGCAACTACTACTCAAGTTAAGTCCTCAGACGGAGGTATTCAGTTTGATAGAAGTCCTTTTATACCAAACTCATTTTCAACTGTATCTTACCCTAATCACAGTTTAAAACAAAATAGGAGTTATCAAGTAGGTTTAATATTACAAGATAGATACGGTAGGTCTTCAGATGTTATACTTTCTAGTTTTTCTGAAATAAATTTTACACTAGCAACTGGTGGATTTGCTGAAGATCCTTTAGTGTTTTTTGGATCCACAGTTTATAACCCTTATTTAAGTTCGGTAATTGCACCTTTGACACCCGCTGGAGATATAACTAAATCAAACAAAATATACTCAGGATTAATTAATTGGCCTGGAGATTCTTTAAAGATTTTATTTGCAGAGCAAATACCTTCTTCAATATCTTATGCTCAAGGTTATCCTGGCTTATACGAAGATCCGTTTGTAACAACAAAAACTACTAAGGCTGTTGGAGGAAATAATGATTCTAGAATATACATAGACGCTGGTGGTTTAAATAACAATATAAAGCCAGGTATGTTAATATCTTGGAAAGAGACCGTAGTTGGTGCTCCTGGAGAAGGAACTATACAACAAGCTTATGTTGGACAAATAGAAGGAACTGCAGCATTTAGGATTCTTGCAATAGTAAAACCAAATGGATTACCTTTTACAGGAACTAACATGACAACTGTTTCTTCTTTGTTTAATCTTGATACGGTTATTGATTTTATACAAAGTGATCAACCTTTAGGTTGGTATTCTTATAAAGTTGTTGTAAAACAAGAGCAACAAGATTATTACAATGTTTACTTACCTAGTTTATTAGATGGCTTACCTATTATAAAACCTTTTAAATTAGACTGTACTTTCGTTACTGGATCTAATGTTGTTAAAGTAGATCCTATTGGTGATTTAGAATACTTAACATTTCCACTATTAGAAGGAATGAAGGTAGTGGCTGGAGCTAACACTTATTTTATATCTAACATATTAAACTATAGTCAATTTGAAATTAGCACACCTGCTGTAACTGGTTATACTGCTGAGCCAGCTCCTATAAAGAACTTTGAAAATTCTTTTGAAGAGCCAGAGCAATCAACAATGGATGTTGGTATAAATTATAATGTAGTTCCAACAGTAGTAACAGGGAACGGAAGTGGAGCAACTATAAATGTTGATATTGTATTAGATGGAGCTCTTAAAGAATTAAAACTTTCTTTAGGGGCTACTGGAAATGGAGGAACAAATTATAAAACTGGTGATCATTTGAAATTACCAGCAAACCCAGCACCAGGTGTTAAATATCCAGAGATTGATATATTTATTATAAGCTCAAATCTAAATAGTAGAGAAACTGAGTTTAGTACAGAAGCTAGTAATGGTGTTATAAATACTACAACACTTATAACAGATAATGCTAATAAGGTTCCACCAGCACTTATAGAGACTAGTCCTGTTCAACAAAACTATTCAACTAGTGATACTGAATTAATACCTAGAGCAGCTTTTAGTAATGACTGGACTACCCCTGCTGTCACTGCAGATTTTCCATACACATCTACAAACACATCTGCAATAGCAATATTCCCTGGTAATTCTACTGGAGCTAGAGTATCTAAAGTTCAATCCATTGGTAATTTTGAAGCTTTATTTAGAAGAGGAAGTTATTTTGGATTATACAATGCAGATACGGATCCTCCAGCAGCTATAATTAAAAATAATTTTAATATAGGTCAAAATGCTCAAACAGCTAAGTCTTCTTCTCAAGCAGAGACAATAGCCGCAATTTATGAAACAACACCTGTAATATCATCTTTAGATATATATTATGAGACTAGTACATCTGGAACTATATTAAGTTTGAATCAGTTAGTTAGAGATAACTTAGCTGTACCTCAATTATTAGTTCAATATACAGGAGTTGCTGGATCAACTGGTAGTAATGGTATTGGAACTGTTTCAGTTCTAGAATCATTAAATTTTAGTTCAACACCTACAATAAAAAAGTTTCAAATATTAGATAGTGCTGGTGATTTGGTTACTTATTTATTAGCTAAAGAATTTGGTATATCTACAGCTCTATATGGCGATGGAACTACTGTTGGTGCTAGTGCTCCATATACAGTAACAGAGTCTGCGGATTCAACAGAAAGAGGTGATTCTGTTTATTTATTAAAAACAACTGCAACAAATCCTTTTTATAGTGGTGTTAACACTCAGCAAAATATTATAAACTTTAACGTTTCATTTAAATTTTTACAATTTGCTATTGTACCTATACAGTACAGTATACCTATATCAACTGTAATTCAAAATGTAATTCCTGCAAGAGTAAATGCTTTTGTTAATACTCCAACAACAGTATATTATTTTTATCAAGGTGCTGGGGTTGATCCTACGCCTGAAGTTGTACCACTAATAACACCAGCCACACCTTCAACATGGACAAATCAAAATGGCGCTAATACTAGTTTATCTGAAGCTACTAATGGTAGTTTTGCATCAAACGTAAATTTTGGTCAAGAATTAAGCTGGTCCTTACATGTTGACACAAGTGGTGGAACTAATTACGTTAATGTTACAGCTAATCCTATAGCTAATTTAGGTATAAGTTTATCTACTAGTGGAGTTGCTAATGCTGCAACTCAAAGAGTGCTAGAACTAGGAACTTTTGGTGGAAGTTTTAATGCTCAAACAATGTCGGTTGAAATAAGAGTTACTGATCAAAATGGCACTGGATTAACAAAAACTGTTAGTCAATTTCAAATAAATGTAAGAGTTCAACCAGTGTTCTTAAGAAAATATAGAGCAACTGTTGGTTCACCTGTTTATCCTCAAATTCCTCTTTTTTCAACTACTAATGGCCTTCTTTATAATGGTGGTGCATTTTCAAATATACCTTTACCTAATCCTTTACCACCAAGTGGAGCTCAGAATGGTAACGTACAAGGTTTAGTTGCGAGAATGGATACATCAACTGGAGATATGACTGTAATAACTCCTCCTACAAGTTTTAATGTAGGTGACATTATTGGTGCAGCAAGTTTTGGTGGATCTCAACCAAACGCTTTATTTACACTACAGCTAACACCTTAAGTAAAACACACATATAAACAAGTGATTATAAATTATGGCAAATCAAGCAGCAACATTACCACTTATTGAAGTAGATTATTATAACTGTATTTGGAACAAGAAAATACTAACTCCTCAGCCTCAGTCGCAAACAAATAACATTGTTGTTCCTGGCGGCGCGGGTTCTGCAGCTACTAATGTGTATCCTTTAAATAATGTATACGCGCCACCATTTACTGCTGGGACAGGTACTAGTACACCTGGGTTTCCGTCAACTCCATACGTAAAGCCAATTGATGGTTATGCTGGGTCTAATGTAATAGAAAACTTTTATGTTGAAGAGTCTAGAATAGAAGGCGGATTTAACAACACCTCTATGGAATTAGGTGTTAGAGCTTATTTAGATGAAGATGATCCTATACAACAGCATAGATCAAACACTTTAATATATTCAGGTATATATAACTCAAGAACAGGTTTAAATAGAACTAATGAATTCCCTATAGGTACTAGTATTACTAGGTCTGCTAATCCTCAGTATAATTCTATACAAAAAATATATGCTGAAGAAAACAATTTAGTTGTACTTCAAGAAGACAAATGCAGTAGGTGTTTAATAGATAAAAATGCTATATACAATGCAGAAGGCGGTGGTAGTGTTACAACTACTGATCAAGTTTTAGGGGAAATAGTTCCTTACACAGGTGAATATGGAATAAGTAGAAATCCAGAAAGCTTTGCTATATACGCTTATAGAAAATATTTTGTTGATAGACATAGGAATTGTGTAATAAGACTTTCTAACGATGGTATAACAGAAATATCTGAGTATGGCATGAGAGATTATTTTAGAGATCAATTAACACCTCTAAATGATGATTACACAAATCAGTATACTAAAAAATTATCAACAGTGAATTTTGTAGCACCTTCTTCTATAGTAAAACCAGGTGAAGGTGGAACTCAGTCCTTCTTTGATGTTGTAGATCCAAACCCTCCAGCGGAACCACCATATACTTCTCAAATTGGATCTTTGTCTCAATATACTCTTGGGGCAAAAGTATTTTACTCAAGTGATGGTGGAGGAACTTATGTTGATACTACAGCGACTGTAAAAAATGTAGAAGAAAATAGAATTCAATTAGATAAAATTCTTGATCCTGTTTTCTTTGAGGATGGTTATGATTCAAGAATAAAACTAGTTAGCAATTATAGAAGTAGAATACCTGCTGGATGGGATATATACAATAAACAGTATGTTTTATCTATACAACCTAACAAAACTACTGAAGATAGTATTAATGGACCATTAAGAAGAGACACAACTTATTTTACTCTAGGATTTGACGAACAAATAAATGGCTGGCCTAGTTTTTATACATACAGGCCATCTAATTTAGGGAGTTTAAAAAATACTTACTATACTTTTAATAATTACCCTTGGGATGGTTCTCAAAATTTAACTTTAGGTAACTACAAACACTATAATGATTCTGTACAAAGAGGTCAGTTTTATGGAATAAACAATGCTTCTCAAGTTAGTATAGTTGCAAATTCAAGACCTTCTTTACAAAAAACTTTTTTAACAATAGATTACGAAGGTGATAGTGGTTGGCAAGTTTCTACCGCTACTTCAGATACTACTGGTGAAAATAAAATTTATGTAGCTGGAGTTCCGCCAGCGGATCCGTCTTGGACTGGAGATTGGGATAGGTTTAGCGATACTACGAGTTCGACTAGACCATCAGTATATAGCTACGTTGAAGGTGCTTACGATACTGTAGGAAATGAAGGTACATCCGCAATACCAACCCGCGGGCTTTTAAGAGCTGGTTTTGATAGAAAAGCAAATAGATATGTAGCTAACTTTATAAATACTTCGGGTGCACAAAATGGTGAAGTAGCTTATGGAAATCAAATATCTGGAGTTAAAGGTTATTATTTAGATGTAACACTTAAAACAGATGGCCAAACTGATCCAGGTGGATTTAAAGAATTATATGCAGTAGGATTAAGTTACACTGTTAACGCAAATTAAATTAAATGAATATAAGAAAATTAATACAATCAGACTATGATACTCTAGTAAAATGGTGGGCATCATGGCCTAACTGGGTAGCTCCGTCAAGAGATTTTTTACCTGATAATGGTGAAGGTGGTTTTATGGTAGAAAAAGACGGTAAACCTATAGTTGCTGGATTTACGTATATAACTAATTCTAAAGCAGTATTACTTGAATGGATAGTATCAGATCCAGAATATAGAGAAGATGACAGAGACTTATTCGTAGTATATCTTATAGACTCAATAGAAAAGATTATAAAATCATGGGGCTATAAATACATGTTTACAATAGGTAGAACAAAAAAATTAATAGATAAACATAGAGAGTTAGGCTGGCAAGTAGATGATACTCCATCCTATGAAATAGTTAAAATTTTAAAATAGAAATATGGCAGCAGTAACAGCATTAATAGCAGTAGGAGCAACCGCGGCAGTGGTAGGTGCAACAACATCGGCTATAGCAGCTAACAAAGCAAAGCAAGCTAGAAACATAGCATTAACAGAGGCTGATATACAAGCGGCTCAAGTAGAAGCTTTAGAAAAAAGTAGACCTACCATGACGAATCCTTATGATAACGTTAGGAACTCTTTTGATGGATTAAATAATGAATACGCTAATTTAACTGTTTCTACAGAAGCTTTTAAAATACAAGCTGAGCAAGCTGATCAAGCTTTAGCTAATAGCTTAGATGTCATGATGGAGGTTGGTATGGGTGCTGCAGGTGCAACTGCATTAGCTCAGGCTGCATTACAAAGTAAGAGAGGCATTGCAGCTAGTATAGGTGCTCAAGAAACTAAAAACAGAGCTTTACAAGCTGAAGGTGCGGCTAATGTTGCTAAACTAAAAGCGCAAGGTCAGCAAAACTTAGATATGCAAAGAGCACAAGGAGATTTAACTGTTCAAAGAGATACTATAGGTTTTCATGAAATGAAAATGGACAGAGCAGCTAATTTAATGGACAACGCAAAACAAAACGCTGCTGATGCTGATGCTGCTAGAAGCGCAGCTATAGTAGGCATAGGAACATCGGTAATAGCAGGCGCTGGAATTGCAGCTGGTGGTATAGGTAAATAGCCAAGTTAATTGATTAAATAAATAAGATATGGGATATAGGGATCCAAAAAGAATTATAAATACTAGTTTTGATAGATTTGCTCAAGCTTCTAGAGGTTTGGTAAATCAAATAGCCGTTACTAATAAACAAATACAACAGCAAGTTAAAGATCAAAAAGAAGAAGCAACTAGAAGAGAGGATGCTGTTGAAGCAGAGAAAGATGTTTTTGCTAGTAAGATGAATCAAATAGGTAACTATCCTAGTGATAAACTTGATAGAAATATAGTGTCTCTTTGGCAACAGAAAAAAGATGAGTACTTTGATATTAAACAAAAAATATCTAGTGGTGAGTTAAGTAAGCAGGAAGGAAATGTTAGATTAAGACAGATAAGAGGTTTGATACCTAAGTTTAAACAAGATGCATCTATATTTGGAGCTCAAGTTACTTTAGGTAAAGACTTAAGAGAATCAGGTCAATTGGCTAGTACAGGATCTATACAGTCACAAAACGTTGTTGAGGCTATAGGTATGGGTGGAGACGTCAGAACTGTAGAAAGAGGCGGAGAACTTTATTATTTTAAACCTTCATTTGTTAAAGATGCTAATGGAAATGATACAGAGGAAGAACAAGATCCATCTCAAATGTTTGACAAAAATGGCTTACCTAAAGCTGAATACGCAGGCTCTTTAATAAATGGTAAAGAACTTAGAGCTATGGATGCTAGAGAAGAAGATATTTGGGAATCTAAGTATGATGTCTCTAAAGCTCAAAAGACTATGTACGATGCTGAAGTTAATCCTGATGATCCATCTAGTGAGTTTGTTAGAACTCAAGCTGTGACTAGAGGAATGACAGTTAATGGTGTTACTTATGACAATATACCAGAGGGCCAAACTTGGCAAATAGCATATACTCCAGAGATGAACGATGATGGTACTTCTAAAAATGCAGACTTAATTATGCAGAAAATAGTTAATAGTAAAGCTATGGGTCCTATAGTGAGCAGTAGTAAAATGAATACCTACTGGCAAGATAGTATTCCTGATGGTAAATTTGATCCTGCTACTGGAAAGTTTGAATCAAACTCTATAGCTGGCATCGCTGCTAAGCTTAACGAAGGAACAAGTCCACCTAAATTTCCAATGAGAGATAGTAATAATCAACCTTTACCATTTGATCCTAATAATTTTGATTATGCAAATGAAACGCCTGAAAATAAAAAACTATTTGACAATGGATATGATTATTTACAAAATAGTAGGTGGCATGAATTTGCTGAAGAAGACAAAGAATTAGAAGGGGCTATAAAAGAACAGCAAGACAGTATAGCTAAGTTTCATATTGCATCAACCGCTGTAAACAATAACGGAGACACAATAGGCGCAGTTAAAATTCTATCAAAAAGAAAAACTCCTACACCTCCAAAAACTACAATTAGAAGCACAACTAAGTGGGAAGATGACAAGGCTAGGGAAATTCAAAAAGGTGATATAAAAGATAAAGCTATAATTAATTCAACTTCAGCAAAAGATCTTGAATCTAGAATTACTGGTGGTCCATTAACAAAGGAAAGCGTTATTCAAGAATTTGAAGAGCTTTATCCTGGTCAAGATATACGTAGTTTCTACGACGAAATTAAAGATGTAGCTTCATTACAAAGAGTTTTAAGAGAGATTGAGTTTGGTGGGCAAGATGCTTATCTTGATTACACAATCTCAAAAGGAACAGCTGAGTCTCCTGGCGGGATGACAAGCGCCCAGTATATAAAAAAATATAGCCAATAATGGACGAACTAGAAGGTATAGTACAAAGAATGATTGACGCTGGGGAGCCAGAGGAAGTTATAGCAATGGTTATAAGAGATTATAAACCAAATCTAGTGCCTGACGAAGAGGAAATAGTTACAGAGACAGAGGTTCAAGAAATTGAAGGTGGTGAAATACAAGAAGACAATGTAAATTGGGACATGGTTCAAAAACTAGCTGGCAGCATAGAAGAAAAAAATGCACCGTCAGAACAAGATGGTTTTCCAGATCCAGTGTCTGTAGAGATGGAGTCTGATAATGCAATTAGTCCTCAGTCTCAAGCTGTAGAAACTATTGAACTAGCAGAAGAATCTCCTTTACAGTCTGCTCAATTAGCTCACGAACAAGATACTTACGAAGATTTATCTGCTGGAGAAAAAGATATTTATGAAGAAGGAGTTGACTTAATTGATTACAAAGAAAAAGCTACTGAAGTAAGAGAGTTACTAGAAGGCGTGAATGATTCTGATGAAGAGTATGAAAAGGAATTAATGTTTAAAGCTCTTGAGTTTGAAAATAAAGATGATGAAGGAAACACTTTTCAAGCTCTAGAAGGACTTGAAGTCATGGCTAAATCTCCAGAAGAAAGATTTAATTCTATGTACGAAGGTGATGAAAAACCTTCATGGGTTTCTCAAGCTAAATGGGAAGCTGGTAAGTCTTATTTGGAAACTGGTAAAGTTCCTCAAGATATTATTAAAAACGTACCTGATAGCTATAAAAATATTACAAAAAAAGAGATTCAAAAGCGTAAATTAAACAATTATTTTCATGCTACTGGAATGGATGAAAAAGCTAGAGCTCAAATAACAGCTTTAGCCAGTGACCAGATGGAGGGTAAATTAGGTTATGAAGACGTTATGAAGTTTGCTGACAACTCTAATTTGTTAAATTTAGAAGTAAAGAAAAACAATGCTAGAGCAGACGCTATAATGAAAGACATGGTAGCTATTGAAGATTCTCAACTAGCATTAGATTCAGACGAAGAGTATATAAAAATAAATGATAGAGCTGAAGGGATTTCTATACAACTTCAAGAAATGAAAGATGATGGCATTAACCCTGAGTCTCCACCAGCTGATATTAAAAAATACAATAATTTATTAGCTCAATTTGAAGAAGTTAAACTAGAATATAAAACTAAAGGTTTTCAAGACAAAAAACTAGCTCAAGCTACTATGGTCGAAAACTGGAATAGAAAAAGAGAAGAACTACAAAGTGATGCTAATGAGTTAGGTGATGTTGCTTTAGCTTTAGATTTAGGTTCTAAGAATTATAGTCTATTAGAAAAAGCTAAACTAAACGTGGAAAAAGCTTTTATGGGTGATATGGTTATGGGATCTATAGGTACTACAGCCGGTATTCTTGGTGATATAACAGCAGGTAAAATATTAGGTGAAGAAACTATGCCGAATTCTTTAAGTGATTTTTTACACAAAGTAGAAGGAGTTGCTATAAATTACAATGAAAGTCTTGCTAAAGGTATAGCAATATCTATAGCTCCAGGCATAGAAAGAGACGACGTTACTATTGACAATGTAGGTAATTATATGGGAGGCGTTTTAGCTGAAGGAGCTCCTAGTATAGCAACTATACTAATGAGTACAAAAGGTGGACGAGTAGCTGGAAGAATTAAGTCTAAAGGCTTAACCGGTGATGTAGCTAAAGCTGTTAGAACAAAAGCAGAAATGGGCGCTAGTAAATTAGCTCAAGCAGCTTTCTTTGGCATGGGTTATGGTGGTAAAGGTATGGAAATAGCTATAGCTCAAAAAAATGCTCCAGAAGCAATAGAGTTACTTAGAAATGATATTGAAGAGTTAGACGAAGAAGGTAAACCTAAATTTAGTAAATTAGAAATTGCTCAAAAGAAAAAAGAAATAGAAGAGTTAAATAATACTATAAATTACAATGTTTTACAAAAAGCTGGATCATCTCTTCTTGCTGGCAGTATAGACATGTACTCAGAAAAAATAGGTTCGCTAGGCTACATGAAAAACTTAAGTAAACTAGGAGCTACCGTTGACGCTGGTTTGTTTAAAAAAATGATGTATCAAGGATTAAAATCAAGCATTAATGTTGGGATTGAACTTGTTGAAGAAACAGCTGCAGCTATAGGAAATAATATTTCTGATATATATGTATTAAAAGAAGATAAAAGTATAGTCGATGGTATTGATGCTAAGTTTTTTGACAACGTTGCATTAACCTCTTTAGCTATACAAGGTCCATCAATAGGGTCTAATATTTATAATATGTTTTCTGATGAAGTAAAAACAAAATCTGGAATTAAAGCTGAGACAATGGCTTTTAAAAGATTATTACAAGTAGAAGATGCTTTATCTTCAGAAACTTCCCCACAAAAAATAAAAGAATTAAGAAAAGAAAAAACAGGTCTAATGGAGACAGCAGCTTTTAACAACATAGTAAGTGTTCAAAAGCTAGCTCAAATGTCTACAGAAGAGAAAACACAATTGTTTGAAATAAACAGACAAAGAAGAAAAATAATAAACAACTTAAGAGACTTAGGTGGGAGAGGTGAAGCTGGTAGTAAAGCTATTAAAAATCAAAAGACAAAGCTAGTAAAAGAATTTAATTCTTTAGATGCTCAAAGAAACGAATTGTTAAGTAAAAAAGAAAAGCAAAACCAAGAGAGTATGAAAGAAGCAGCAGATCCTGCTTTAGCAGCTTACAACCTTGGTCTTAATGAATTTTGGACAGATGTTGTTGGCGTTCAACAAGAACTTAATGGTAACAAGTTAATTAGAGTTGATAAAGAGTCTACTGTAGAAGATCTACAAAAACAATTTAGTGATGAAACATCTAAACAAGTTATAGAGGCTAGAGACAGAGGTGATAATGCTACATTTGTTGGCGATGATATTATTATATTTAAAGATAATATTAAAAAGAACTTAATGTCAAGTAAAGAAAAAACCGCGGCTATGTTTGCTGCTGTGTCTCCGCTACACGAGCTTCAGCATATACAAAACAGAAAAGCGGGTATAGTTGTTGATGAAGTTGTTGTGAAAGAAGCTGAACAAGCTATAAACGAAGCTGATGTTCAAGTAAGACAAAACTTTAATCAAGGTAAAATAACTCAAGAACAGTTTAACGATTATCAAAAAAGAAAGAAACAATATACAGATAAGTCAACGGGTAAAGTAGATGTAGAAGAGTTATTGAATTTATTTGGTGATATGTCATCTACAGGGATACTAAGTGAGGGTAATTTTAATAAAATAAATGGATTAAAATATGTTTTAAAATCCATGATTAGGAAGTTTAACATACCTCAGACACAGTTTTTGTTTCCATTAAAAACAGGTAGTGATGTATTTAGTTATGTAAAAAGTTTTCAAAATTCTGTTTCTAAATTAGATTTAAAAATGGCTCCGCCGGAAGAAAGTAAAGATAGTGATTTAAAACTATCTCAAGGTCCTAGTGAGAAAGTTCAAGAAATATTTGAAGATCAAGGCGAGGCTGGTGCATTTGAAATTATAGAGCAGTTTAAACCTATAGTAAACAAAATTGTACAAAGAAGAAGTGAAGCTCCTGGGTTTGATAGACAGTTGCTAACAGACGAAATAGAAACTGGAGAACGTGGTTTGCTTGATTTAATTAGATCTTATAAGCAAGAGTCTGGCGTTCCACTAGCTGCTTATATAAATAAGTTTTTACCATCTAGAGCCATTGAAGCTTCGAGAAGAATACTTGGCGAAGAGTTTGAAGATGATATAGATGATCAAAAAAATTTAGCTGCAGTAGAAGAATCAGACAATGAAATTGTTGGTAAACCTAAGAGAGCTATAAAACTAAAAAAGAGATTAACAGGAGAGATAGACGGTGCTATAAAAAAAGTTAGATCTGAAATTAAAAACCTACCAATAAATCAACTTGATTTTAAAACATTAAGAAATGTAGCTTTAGAAGAGGTACAAACTTTATTTGGTATAAAACCTAAGCCTGGTAATTTAACTAAAGACGATGTAAGAAGCGCGCAGCAATACATAAATAAAAATGCAGAGTCTTTAATAACTATGTTGCCTGAGGGAGCTACGCCAAGTGGAACTTCTACAGGTATTCAAAAAGTATTATTAGATAATTTTTACAAAAAAACAGGTAGAGCTTCTATGGCTAAGACTGGTAGTAAAGCTGGATTATCTATATATGAAAAAAGAAACGATATAACTTCAGCTGAATTTAAAGAAGTGTTTGGTATCACGCCAGCAGGTCAACCTAATGTTAGTGATAGAAATACTAGCGCTAGAATAAAAGCTTTAGTATCTCAGACTGAGCGTATGTTAACTAACCAAGAAGTTAGAGAAGTATTAGAAGAAAAAGGACAAAACGTTCCTCAAGCATTAATTGAAGGTAAAAACAATTTAATGGCATCACAAGGTCCTTCAACTAAATTAAATAGCAAACAGTTAAAAGCTATAGAAAATACTAATAAAGAATTTGAAGAGGGTAAAAGAAAAGATCAGACGTTATGGAATAGCATAGTCAAAGCTAATGGAGAAGATCCTATCAACATGACTAGTATACAAGGCAAAAAGAAAGCTAGAGAAGTTTGGTTTGAAGGTAAAGAAAATGTTCCACCTATATTAACTTTCTTTACTGAATCTTTTGTTCTTAAAAACAAAGGCACATTTGCT